GTTACAACAAACCAAAGCGTACACCAAATCATCCAAAGAAATCACACGTAGTGGTTGCTAAAGAAGGTGATAAGATTAAAACGATTAGGTTTGGTGAACAAGGTGCTAAGACTGCTGGTAAGCCTAAAGCAGGTGAATCAGATAGAATGAAAAAGAAAAGAGCATCTTTCAAAGCTAGACACAGTGCTAATATCAAGAAAGGTAAGATGTCAGCTGCTTACTGGGCTGATAAGGTTAAGTGGTAAACTACTATGGGTAAAGCAATAGGTAGTGACGAAAAGCCTGTAGCATTTAGGAATCACGTCTATAAGAAATCAGATAGCGGTAAAGGAGCTAATCCTAGACCGGGATTTTATACACAGCAGTACCGAGACAACTGGGATAAAATTTTTAATCATGCCAACAAAAAGAACGACAACCAAAACTAAATCTAAAGTTAACGAGGCTGGTAATTACACCAAGCCGAGTATGCGTAAGAGGCTTTTCGAAAAGATTAAGGCTGGTTCTCGTGGTGGTAAACCCGGTCAATGGTCTGCTCGAAAAGCCCAGCTATTAGCAAAAGAATACAAAGCAGCCGGAGGAGGTTACAAGTAATGGAACAAGTAAAAGAGTTTTTTTTCAAACTGGGGAAAGGCATTTGCGGTTTGTTACCCAATGATGGTACAAGAAAACTTAACAGCCTTAACATTGACACACTTTTGGAAAGCTAACGTTACAGGCTTTATAGCAGCTGTTATAGCGTTTGCCTGTACGTTTATATGGTTCAATAACCTATATAGATTTAAATGGTTTAATCCATTACTACTTGGCTTATCTACAGTAGCAGCAGATTTAGCATCACATCCATCACATTTTGGTGGTCCTCTTGGCGAAGCATTAATGACAGGCGTAGGAACATTTGGGTTAGCATGTCTGTTTGTTTATAAACCATGGGAGAAATTTAAGTAAAATGTTTTTTGGATTAAATGAAATAATGGACAAAGCTAGAAAAGCTTACACAAAGCTTTTTAAACAGTGGAGTAAATGGTCACAAGAAAGATACGGAACTAAAAAGAAAAGCAATGCCACTAGCAAAAGGAAAAAGTAAAAAAGCTATCTCTACGAATATACGTAGGTTAAAAAAAGAAGGTAAACCTCAGAAACAAGCTGTGGCTATTGCACTTTCAAAAGCTGGTAAGAGTAAGAAGAATGTCACTAAAAGAAAGTCAAAGAAAGCTTAGAGCTTGGACAGAACAGAAATGGAGAACTAAGAGTGGAAAAAAATCCTCTGAAACTGGAGAACGTTATTTACCTGAGAAAGCGATTAAAGCACTTTCTGATTCCGAGTATGCAGCAACTTCAAGAAAGAAACGTGCAGATACTAAACGAGGTAAACAATTTAGCAGACAGCCTGAAAAGACTGCAAGAAAGGTTAGAAAATACAGAAAGGTAACATGAAGCTATTACCTGACGGATACATTAAACGAGTTACATCTACCATACCATTTGGTTATGAGTTAGATGAAATCACAGGTTACTTAAAACCTATTGATACAGAAATAGCAGCGTTAGAAATTGCAGAAGAGATGATAGTAGATGAGGGTATCTCACTTCAAGCTGCATGTGATTGGTTAGAATATAAAACCGATAGACGTATCTCTGTACCCGGTTTAAAGAAACACATAGATAAGAAATATGGAAAACGAGACGAGAGACTGGGAAATCAATCCTCATCTCTACTTGCAGGACGATGAGGGTAACTTCGTCTTAAAGAAAGACGGAACTCCAAAAAAGAAAGCAGGTAGACCAGTCACCACAACCGAGAAAGCTGTCAAGGCTGCTCGTGCAACTATAGGGCGTAAACAACGCAACATCAAAAAGCTTGAGGAAAAACTCAACAACGCTAGAAAATCTTTTAAGAAACAAAAAGAAACACTTCAAAAACTTGACAAGAAAGAAGAAGGTCCTGTCACAACCGATGAACTTGACAACCTTCCTAAAGCTGTTCGAGAAGATTTAAAAGATCGTAAAGTATTATTCCATCCCAACGAAGGTCCACAAACAGAGTTCTTAGCTGCTGGAGAGAAAGATGTTCTCTATGGTGGTGCTGCGGGTGGTGGTAAATCTTTTGCGATGATTGTTGATCCCCTACGTTATTGTCATTTCAAAGAACACCGTGCATTAATCTTAAGACGTTCTATGCCAGAACTTAGAGAGATGATTGACAAGTCTCGTGAGTTATATCCACAAGCATTTCCCGGTGCTAAGTTTAGGGAGGTTGAAAAACTTTGGAACTTCCCATCAGGAGCAAAGGTTGAGTTTGGGTTTTTGGAAAGAGATGCAGATGTGTATCGTTATCAAGGACAAGCGTATTCATGGATTGGTTTTGATGAGATAACTCACCTGCCTACAGAATTTGCATGGAACTATTTAGCATCACGTCTAAGAACCACCAATCCTGAAATCCAAACCTACCTCCGTTGTACTGCCAATCCCGGTGGTGTCGGTGCACATTGGGTAAAGAAACGTTACATCGAACCAGCAGAAGAGAACACTAGCTTTAGTGGACACGATGGACTTACTCGTAAATTCATACCAGCTAAACTATCGGACAACCCCTACCTTGCAAACGATGGTGTCTATGAGCAGATGCTTAAATCTTTACCACCGATTCAACGTAGACAGTTGCTTGAAGGTAATTGGGAAGTTGCAGAAGGTGCTGCATTTGTAGAATTCGACCCAAACTTCCATGTTATTACTCCATTTCAGATACCTTTAGCGTGGGAAAGAGTAAAAGGAATCGACTATGGTTATGCTTCAGAAAGCTGTTGTTTATGGGGAACTATCGATATAAATGACGGAACTTTGATAATTTATAGAGAATTATACAAAAAAGGCTTGACAGGTGAAGAATTAGGTGCTATAATAGGGAATATGGAGCTAGAGGATCCGTTTTCGGTTCCCGGTGTATTAGATACAGCAGCTTGGGCAAAAACCGGTACAACCGGACCAACTGTTGGAGAAGCTTTGATTCGTTCCGGTCATAAGCTCAGACGAGCAGACAAGAATCGTATACAGGGTAAAATTCAAATACACGAGTTCCTAAAGGTCAGAGAGAATGGTAGACCAAAGCTGCAAATATTTAATACTTGCCCTAATCTAATACGAGAACTCCAGAGTATACCATTATCGAAGACCAACCCTGAAGACGTGGATACCCATGCTTCAGACCACGCATACGATGCGTTACGATATATGATAATGAGCAGACCAAGAATGGATAGCCCATTAGAAAGGATGAGGAATTTGAAAAGGGATATATACGCTCCATCAGATTCCACCTTTGGATACTAGGAACGAATGGCAGATAACGAGAACACATTTTTAAACGCTGATAATCTTTACGAAGAAGTTGAAGGCGAAGCAGGAAAAACTCTTGCATTAGAACTTGGTCAAAAAGAAAATCTTGTAGGTATTATTCAATCAAGGTTCTATCAAGCTGAAGATGCTAGAAATGCTGACGAAAGAAGATGGTTACGTGCCTACGAAAACTACAGAGGGTTATACAACAAATCAATTAAGTTTAGAGATTCAGAGAAATCTAGAATCTTTGTAAAGATAACTAAGACTAAAGTACTTGCTGCCTTTGGACAATTAGTTGATGTTATCTTTGGAACAGGTAAGTTTCCTATTGGTATCCAAGAAACAAGAATACCTGAAGGTGAGTTAGGTCAAGCTCACGTAGATCAAGGACAGCTTGGTTTAGAAACGCCAATGCAAGGTATGGAAATACCTGATGATATTGGTAATAGAATTGACAATCCTTACGATGTTGGTTATGAGGGTGACGGGAGAGTATTAAGACCCGGTGCTACATTTAATCGTGGTTTATTTGAAGACTCTATCGAAAATAAATTAGATGCAGCTGGTATGCTTCAAGAAGGATTTAGTCCTGACCCACAGAAAATTGATATATCTCCTGCTCAACGTGCAGCAAGGAGAATGGAAAAACTTATTCATGATCAAATAGAAGAATCACACGGTTCTTCAGAAATTAGAAATGCTTTATTAGAAGCATCACTACTTG